CCAGTTGTAAGCCCACAATCAGATAGTCACATACAGACTTGGCTTCAGCCAACATGAGAATGTGACCCGCATGAAGCAGATCAAAAGTGGAACAGGTGAATCCGACTGGCTTTCCAGTCATGTTGTCAGGTAAAGATAGCATAGTGAACTCCATGATTTATAATTCGTCAGGCAACGGGTCTTCTAGTATATCAGATTCCATGAATTTTTCAAGACCTTTGACCTTTGGTTTCTTCTTTTCGTTCTTCTTTTCCTCATAAGTTTGAATGAATTCCGAAATGTTGTCATACAACACGAACTGTTTCATATTACCATCCGAGTCTTCATACATTTCACCAGAATCTAGAATACCAAACTGCTGAGTCGCTTTGTACTTCACATACAATTGTTTCTTTTCTTTTTGAATTCTGCGTAAGAATGCAAAGTAAATTACCTGTGTAAAGTATGCGAACGGATTGGAAGACTTTGTTGGATCAAAGTTTCTGAAATACATGATGCAGTTTTCAATACCATCACAGATCATCTCCTCACGGAAAGAATATGAAATGAAGTTTGGCTTTCTGGATAGATGGTTTGCAATCTTCAGGAAGCACTCACCAATGTAGTTTGGTATGATTGGCTCTTCTTTGCCCGCTTCTTTGGCAGCATCACATGCGGCTCTGTAGCTGATCAGTGCGGCTAGAAAGTCCGCGTTGTTTACGTAGTGTTTCGCTTTTGTCATTATGATTACCTAAAATATCACTTGACAGGTCATGGAGTACTGTCATATAATGGGGGTGTTGGGTGTTTAGAATTAGTGTATTGTTTGTTTAGTAGTACTTGGTTCTTGAAGTAGTTCTTCTGAATCATCTTCTAGATCAAGTTCTTCATCAGAGTCAAAATCATCAAGTAGTGATTCATCAATCTGATCAGTGAAGTTTGAAATCATTTCGTTAGCTTCAACGACTGCATTGTTATAGTATTCAATCAATGCTGTTCTTGGCTCAACGATAGTAAGAACCTCATTCATAGAAATACATGCGGAGTTTGTTTGAACGAGTTCCATAGGTAACCATGGAGACATTAGCAACATTGATTTACCGGCAGACAGCCTCTTATAAAAGAGTGTCATCGGGTCATACATCTCTATGATGCCATTGCTATTCAGATGGTAAGAAGTAATGATATCTTCACCATCTTTGAGCCTAATAATTCTAACATTATCCATTTTTTATATCTATCTTGTAAAACTTATAAGAGAATTTCTCCTCTTCATATATTTTAGCACGGGCCACAAAATGTTTCAAGGTAAAATTGGTGTGTTTACCTGTTCTAAAATCATCAGCAATATCATATAAAGTCGCAGAGTCTTTGTTGTCACCCTTACGTAAGACACGACCTAGAGATTGCAGATTACGAATCCGAGACTTTGATGGTGATGCAAAGATCGCATTGTGTAGATTCTTTATATTTATGCCCGTAGAAAAAGGTGCCGAAAGAAGCAATAATAATGCAACCTTCACCTCCTTTCGTAATTTTATCCGGCTTCATTTTGTTTCCTTTTATTTTTTCTAGACTCTAACATATTGTTTCTCCAAACAGGATCATTCCACTTTTCCTTCAGTGCGCTTCCATCTGATCCTCGTGGTTTTCGGGTTTTCATTTTGTCGCGAAAGTTTGGATCATTTTTCCACTTTTCTTTTATTTTCTCACTAGCAGCTTTTCTCTTGTTTTCATCACCATTTACTTCACTCATTTTTGACTTAAATTTTTGTAAAAAAGCCTCATCCTCATAGCGTTTTTTGGTTCCAATAACCTGTTTATGTGCACCATGTGTTATGTAGTGGTTTACCATTTGTTCAGATTTACTTCGCTTTTTGTCTTCTGTCCAATATTCCATCATCGCAGTTTTTCTTTTTTTCACAGATTCATCTGTGTGGGACAACCTATTTTGATTGACATAAGACCAACCTCCTTTTCCTCCAGAATTTAGATTATATGACATTTCATCATCCGGAGAAATCAAACTATTTTCAACATCATTCATCTGAGACTCATCCTCACATAACTGAATAATTTGTTTTTCAAAATTTTCAATTCCATACTTAGCTATGGCTTTTCTTATGAGTGTTCCTGAACCCATGTAATTGTCGTTAGGATTTTCTGTAATATGTTTACCTATGTAAAATCTGCCGTTTATTTTGTTTATTATCCTATATATCGTGTAGTATTTCATATTGACTCCAGTAGACTACTTTTTATTATTTAGTATCCAACGGGCATCAATATCATCAGTTTCAGTAATATATTTTGCTTTTTTTGTTGTGCCGTCTGTCAGCGGTATCAATTCGTTTTCCGAACATTTGATTTTAGTGTCACCAAACTCAAAAAGTAGTTCACCTTCTAGTGGATGTGAGTCCGTAAGGTGACGAATCTGTTCACGAGTTTCAACATCTGTGCCACCATGCACAAAGAATACCTTACGATCTTTCTTCTCAGCGTCAATCAGTCGCATCAATTCTTTGCCGTGTTTTTCAACCAACTGAAACAAAATCAGTGAGTTGCCTTTCAGCGACAGTGCTAGATTCTTGATGAATGCATTTCGCTGTGGACACTTTACCAAGTAATCTATCTCAGCTTGATAGTCCCAACCACGACTCAGTTTACACACTTCATCTGAGTATTTCAGTATCAAGCATTTGATTTTCAATGATGATACTTGATCATTGTCCATCAATTCTTTTGTTGTAATCACCTTCAGTACAGGACCAAACAGACCCTCTAAGACTAGCTTGTGTGTCTGTGTGCCATCTAGTGTGCCTGTACAACCTATGCGATATTCTGTGTTCTCCAGATTTGACATGATAGTTGACAAGGACTTTGCTTTGAAGTCGTGTGCTTCATCGCCTAGAACAAAATCAAACTGTTCAAAATATTCTTTAGGTAAATTGTATATTGATTGCCATGTGGTGATGGTCAAAAACTTATCTGTGCTTTTGTCTTTGCCTGCATACTGTCTGTGACAGTATTGATCTGAGTCATAACCATATGATTTGAAATCAGAAAACATCTGTTCAGCAAGTGATGTTCTCGGAACAATTAGCAATCCTTTCTTGCAATTCTGTTGAATGTGACGTATAATCAGATACAGAATGAAAGACTTGCCACTTGATGTAGGAGATAGTAACAGTGCTCTCTTGTTACGTATTGCATGAACGAACGCATCAATCTGATAGTCACGCTGCTCTAGATGCTTTGGAATGCCCAGGGTCTCAATAAAGTCTTTTGCTTCTTTGATTGAGAAATTTTCTAATGCGTCTATTGACTTATCGTACACGACGGTGTACTCTCGGTCATCACAGAATTTTTGAATATATGGAATTAGCCCATAGTAAATTGTGTTGTCTTTGATCGAGTAAAGTCTGATCCTGCCGTCCCAAAGTTTGTTCTTGAATGCTGGAACAAACTGGTATCCTGGAACCATAAAAGTAAAGTGGTCTGATATTTCTTGAGCCAGACTTCGCTCACACTTTATATGCACAAATGCTTCATTCACTTTACTAATAATTAGATCACTCATTATACACCCTGTATGAATCGCTCCCAGTCAATTAGAGATTTTAGTTGGAACGTTCTACTATGTAGTTCTTTCAAAACAGACTCGCAGTAGCTAATGATCTGCTCATTCATTCGTCTAGCAGCAAGATACTTGTTCATGTCCTCATCAGCGTCCATGTAAGTTGCGATATCAGACTTCAGTACAAATGGAAATGGTTCCCATCCATGCCTCTTCAAGTCTTCATTTGTCATCTTACCTGTGTAGTATTCCCACTTGATTTTCTTCATGCGGTTGTACTTGAACTCCAAGTCTTGAAGCTGGTACTTGTGGTGTGATAAGATGTTTAGGTACTTTGCGTGGAGCTTAGGTATGTCTAACATTGCTTTGCCAGGTTCTGTCCTGTCAACGTTAGCATCTTTTATCCACTCATTCATAATTTCATCAAGTTTGCTCATAATAATCTCCTAACTGGAGTCTACACTAATTAGGTTATTTTTTCAATGTTATAGTAGGTAAATCTGATGGACACATCAGCCGTCAGTACGTTGTCTGGTGTATCTTGTGAAGACAACACAAAAGATGATAGTGACGTTGGGAATGCATCAAAGAATTTGAATCTGACAATAGGCGTATATGATGATGAATACACTGTCAACGTTGCATCGGAGAACTGTGGTTGTGGCTTATCTGCATACTTGTTTAGCTTAGACAAGTTTTTATACTCTTCAAATTTTTCTGGAAAAGTCATACCTCTGATCCAGTCATGAATCTCTAGCCAAGAGGACATCTTTTCATCTATGGCAAAAGTCACGTTCATGATATCATATATTGCTTTTTCACCAGGTGAATACATCTCAACAAATGGTGTAACGATTGGAATCTCACCCAAAGAGATGCCAGGAACCGAGACTGCTTGGCAAAAGAATTGCAAGTTAGGAACTCTACTGAACGTCAAGTGAAACTTGTTCGGGTGTAGAAAGTTCTGATTGTCTGGTGTGTTTGATAGTGCTATACTTGTCATGATACTATTTATACAATCTTTTTACATGTCCAGCCTTTGATGTGACTTCTGGACATATTGCCTTGATCAAATCCATTCTCCCTACAAAACTTAGTCAAGTTAGTTACTTCAAATGATACACCCTCTGGATTGGTCATTTGATATTTCTTCTGTCTGGTCTCAGCAACTCTTTGTTTTTGATATTCAGTATTCTTTTTACCCCAACGCCTTGTTTTTTGAACATGTTCTGGTGTAAGTTTTTTGCCTTTTTTGGCTAAACTCATTTTTTGTTTAGATTCTTCTGAGTATTTGAAAGTCTTCCTGAATGCACTGATCTTTTCTCCGAAACCATCCGGCTTCTTGACTCCTTTCTGCGACATAGCGATCTGTCTTAGAATTTCGTCTTTTCCTATTTGACCAGTTAGTCCTAGCCAAGCCCAGCGATCCTCATCTCTGCCGTTTGTCTCATACAATATTCTATGAGCTTCCGCATGTTCCTCTATTGTCAACTCTATCAAATTTGATGGATCATCTGAGCCACCGGCATGCCTTGGTACTATATGGTGTTTATGTTTTATCATCTTATAATTTGTTTTAGTTTACGAATTATATGTATTTATACAACAAAAAGAGGGAACCGAAGTTCCCTCTAAAATATCTCTCTTTATGGAGATTTATTTCCTTACATAATGCTTACATTATGTTGACGATTTTAAATGCGCGATAGTAGTTGTTCTTACCTGCGTTCAAGTTGCCTGCGCCTTGCGCTGTACCTTCAGCGAATGGGTTAGCAACTAGACCGTAACGAGTCTTGAAGCCAATTTTTGGCTGGAAGGTGTTAGTGTCAACTGCGCGAACCATTTGCAAAGGAACGTATGGGCAGTAGAACATACCTGCGTCATATGCGTTAGAACCTTTGTAACCAACAACTGCGAACTCAGATGTGGATGCTGTTGGGAAGTATGGATCGATATAGACCTTGATACGACCGAACAATGTACCAGCAAATGTGTTGCCTGTGTCGTCAACTTGCAAGCTAACTTGGCTAGCCAAAGCGGATTGATAATCCAACAGACCTGCCATTGCAAATGCGGAAGCAACATCAGAAGAGCAGATTAGGGTGTTACCCTTACCGCGACGAGTCAACTTAGCAATTTGGTTAGCTTCGCGTTCAATTTGGAATGCCAAACCTTTAACTTTTTCAACCATCCAACGACCGTTAGAGTCTGTGTCCAAGTCAAAAGTACCAGCTGTTGTAGTACCAACCAATGCGCCTGGCTTAGCAACTGTGTAAACAGTACGCAGAACTTCGCGGTTGATTTCAGCAAGAATTTCGCTAGAAAGGATGTTGCTCAATTCAGTTTCAGCGTCAAGACCATGAACTGCTTTCAAGTCTTGTGCCAATTCCATTGAGTACTCAGCCTTCAATGCGCGAGTCTTAGCTGTAACGGTAACTTTCTCGATAGAGAAGCCCATTTCAACTGGAGTCAAGCCTTCAGCAGTAGCTGTAGGCATTGCAGTTGCTGTGTTAGCGTTAAAAATCTGGAATGGACCGTCAGAAGTTGTGGACTTCATCGTCAATGCTTGCTGCGCACCTTCACCGGAGAAGCTGGTGTTAGCTTCGTTGTAAAAAGCCTCAGCGCCGCTTGATGCTGCACGGTCAGTACCATACATAGAACGCATTGCGAAAATCATGCCGGTAGGTCCAGTCATTGGCTGAACACCGCAGATATCGTAAGCGATCAAGTTAGGTAGCGAACGGCGAACCAAGCTGATCAAGATTGGATCGAAACCTGCTACTGGACCAGTAGTAGTTGCACCACCACCAAAACCACCTGTACCGGCAGAGTTAGTTGGAGCAGTTTCGTTTAGCATACCAGCGTCTTTTTGCATCGCTTGAATTTGGTTCTCAAGAACGACCGCAGTAACGGCGCGCTTGTATGGATCTGTGATCTTTGGAAGATCAGCATGTTCTAGGACCGGAGCCCATTTTTGTTGTAGTTGTTCGGAAAGAAACATCTAATATCTCCTTGTTATATGATTAGATTCGGGTTGTTTTTGAAATTGACTGAACGATAGAATTCATGAATGCATCAGAAACTA